ATGAGCGACCCAAAAACCCCTGAATACACCCGAAAAGCCATCAGAGCGTACGAAAAAAACCTTGTTCGTAAGTCTGTGACTTTCGATGTGCGTAAGCCTGATGACATGGCATTGCTTGAGATGATTGAACAAGATGGGCGTGCATTCGCTGAGATTGCGCGCACCGCCCTGCTTGAACACCTGCAGAAATAACCAAGCCCCACCTTTTCGGGTGGGGCTTGTATTTAAGCTATCGTAAACCCCTGCCCCCTTTGGCTACCGCTCGGGTGCTTATAGCCCAAATGCACCCAGCTACCCGTAGAGTTTGGATATTCAAGGATAATCTGGTCGTACTTGATGCCACGCTTTTTAAGCTCTTTGGTTAGATGTGCGACGATTTGCCGTGTTGTCCCAAAGGTGGGCGCACGAAAATCAATTGCTAGCCCATGTATGTGGGCGCTGTTTTTCGCCCCACCGATGGCGCTATTTAGCCGTGGACTGCGATAGCCACTCGTAATGAATACAGGCTGACCCAAGATGTCACGCGCTGGCTGCCAAAGATTGACCGCCGATTCGATCAGATTATTAAGCACCTTGGCATCTGGCATGTTATCAATACCACGCCTTGCCGCCGTCTGACTTGCCAACAGCTCGTTTAGCGTGATGTTTTTGGTGATGGGGATAACCACACCCTTTGATAATGCCACTCTTAGGGCATGGATAGATTGATTACCCCAAATGCCGTCAGGTGTGGCACCGATGATGGTTTGGATTTTTTTAATCATAATTCACTCCAATAAAAAAACCCCGTTGCGGGGCGTTTGGTTATTTGAAAATCGCTTTAAATGTGTCTTTAACCTCAGTGACAATCTCACTTGGCGTCTTATTGGTCGTTGACAGCTTAATCGCTTGATAGATTGCGCCGACTAATGTCATGCCGAACACGCTGCACAGCATCATCACAAAGCCGTGGCTTGCGTGCGACCAATGACCCCAGCCCATATACTCAATGAGCCATGCGCCTGCCAAGAAGCCAAAATACGCACTAAACGCGATTTTGATGAGCACGCCCAAGCTCAGCTTGAGCTTGCCGTCAGTGTCGATGTCACCCGTCAATGTGAGTGCAAAGACTGCGCCGATGATTACGCCGATGATTTTGACGATCAGCGGCAAGTTGGATAGATTTTCGGGCATTATTTGCTTCCTATTTAATCGTCAGCACGCCTTTGACTGTGGCGTGTAAATCGGCTTTGGTGATGTCTAAGGGTGCATCGTTTTGACGCCCACGCACGGTGAGCGTGGTGTCATCGCCACGAATGAGCTTGATGTTGTGTTTCATTTTTTCTCCTGGTGCTAAAAAAGCCCATCAGTGATGGGCGGTGGTGGGTTGGTGGTGTGGGCTAGGTCATGATGGCCTCCTTGTGAATGGGAATGGTAGATTATCAATATCAGAAAAAAGAATATTTACCTCATCATCACTAAATATCAGATTTCTTGTTGTTAGCTCCTGTTTCATGGCTCTCACAGTGCCGTCTTGATTGATATGCTCAAATGGCGGTACAGCCTTAATATGATTGCCATCAACACAGCCTACACACGCAAGCACCACGGGTGTCATAAAATGAGGGTAGGTTTCGCCTGCCGAAAATTCCAATGAATAGTGCCCGTCATGGTCACCAATGGCATCTGTCAGTTCAGAGCTATTATAAGGATAGTACCCGACTGATAGCTTGGGGCTTAATATGCCAACACAGCGTTTGGTAATACGTGCTGGCAACAACTCAGACAATGGCACGCCATGATTTTTTCTTTTGTTAATCATTGCTCTATCACTGCCCGTGCTGTTGTTATAATAATCGACACCATGATCATAGGAATGGGTAACGTGATGAGTCAGCAGTCTGGCTTCATCACTCGATAGTAATTTAATATTATTGGGGATACTTTGTCGTGTGGTTTTGGTCTGTAGAGACATTGGCATACTCCGACTACTAAAAGTCACATTGCCCTGTCTACCATACAGATTGATGCCTACTTTATTTTCTTTAATAACATTGACATCGAAAATATATATGTGAAATTTGGCAAGCTCAGCATCTGATAACCTACCATTTGAATAAAACATCATTCTAGCCATGTCATCAAAATAACCTGTATTTAGATAGACAACAGGATTACAATCTTTGGCAAGCCCATCATAATACACCCCTGTAATGGGACTAATGGCATTAGGCAAGTCTATATAATACATACAGTATTCAGGTGTGTGAATGTCAGCCTGCCCTTCACGTAATTTAGAGTTAATGCCTAGTCGCTTGGCTCTATACCAGTATTTTCTCTTATTTTTTTCAAAAGGTGTATCAAGTAATCTTGTTAACCTACCAGACTTAACAAAGCTAAATACAGCTTCATCACTATCTAATAATTTTTGACCTTGTTGATTAAAAGTTCTAAAACTCATACATACCCCCAGTAGATTTTAATAGGTGGTTTTTGTTTATTAGTATTAGTTCCGTGTTCTATATCGTATTCAAACCCTGTATTTGTGTGTTTGATGGCTACACTCCAAAAATTGTAAGTATTGGTGTAATGATAGTTTTCATCAACATCCTTAGCATCAGGTGGAACTAATAAAGTATCATTACGAGATAAATACACAGGCACAACAATGCGGGTTGTGCCTTGTGGAATGGTGTAATTGACGGTCTGCTTTTCAGCGGTTGTTACCGTTTTATTACCGATAAATTTGGGATAACGACCTGTGATGTTGCTAATCTCACGACCATCCCTATCCCACACCCTAAGACCTGTTATCATGTGAATATCCCCAATTCTACCGCCTTTTTGCCTTGCGACTTATCATACCAGACGATTAAGCCTCTTGAATTAAGCTCAAGGCTTGAACCATCACCAAAGGTATTGTTCAGCTCAAAACGCCCATCTTTGAATAATCTCCAGCCTTGCCGTCCTGCCACATAGTTATCCGACTGTATGCTGTCGGCAATTTTTGCCATGGTGATGGACGCATTGGTAATAAACGCACTGTTGATGTAAGTACCAGCAGGAATACGCACGCCATTGACCACTTGCGGACTGGTCAAGACCGTAAACGGTGTATCGCCTTTTTGACCTGTGGGACTGGCGATGTAGAATTTATCAGCACGCACGGCAAAATCAGACACCCCATTATTGCTTGCCAAGCCAATACCGCTCACGATATTTCCGCTTTGGACTTTGAGTGTCCATTGGGCGGATAAGCCGTTTAGGGTTTGGGCGTGTTGTTGTATGCTTGCCGATTGACCGTTTACGGTGGTTTGTAGGGTGCTGATTTTTTGGGCTTCTGCCGTCAGCTTGCCGTCTACTTGATTAACTTTGGTGGTTAGGCTATCAAGGGCGTTGGTACTCGCTTTTGTGCCAAGTGTGCTTTCAAGCTGTGATAATTTACTTGCCGTTGCTGTGTCTTTTGTTGCTTGTGCTTGTTTAAACTCATCAAGGTTGGCATTGGTGGCATAAGGCGACAAATCTACATTGACATCCTCAGGCGCAGGTGTCCAGTCTGTTGCGATGTTGCCACGCTCTGCTTTAACTTGGTAATATGTGACCGAGCCAGTTGCACTACCGCCATAACCGCCACTGTTAGCATAGACAAGCACCGCATTAATCGGTTTAGACGGCTGATTAAACTTAGCAACAATCATATCATTGACTATGCTGACATCCTGGCGTTGCTCAAGGTTACCATTGATGTTGCTATTATGCGTAATCGCAACAGTCAGCTTATTGTCATTGTTACCGACAATATCTTTAATTTTGGCGGTAAAGACTAACGGCTCATTGACATCGCTTGTAAGCCGATACAAGCGATAGCGTCTAGTACCATCAACAATATTATCAACTTGGCTGTTGGTGATTAGGTTACGCCCACCAACGCTTAAGCCATCAATCTTAGCCGTCAGCGTCTGCTGAGTTTGTGCAATCGCTTGATTAGCCGTTGTGATTGACTGCTCAGCGGTTGCAACACGAGCAGATAACGCACTGTCAGCGGATTGATACGCACTGTCTAACGCTGTGATGCGTTGTGATAGTGCAGTATCGCCATCAGCACGGGCTTTTTGCTCAGCTGTCAAGCTTGCATTAATCGTACTATCAGCACGCTTATAGCTTGCATCAAGTGCGGAAATCCGCTGAGACAAAGCACTATCAGCGTTAGCTACAGCCTGCTGTAGCGTGCTGATGTTAGCGTTAGTCTGCACAAATTGAGCGTCAACATCCTCAGGCGCAGGTGTCCAGTCTGTTGCGATGTTGCCAAGTTCAATTTTGGGGCGTGCAATGCTTGCCATTTCTGCACTAATGCCATAGACGTCGATATAAGTATGAGCAAAGCCTGTGATTGGCTTGGTAATTTCCACTCGTGCGGACAAACGCTTATCAATATCTGTGCGTGTTTTAGCATTGTAAGACAAGATTTTTGCCGTAACTTTGCCGTCTGCGTGGGTAAACCGCACCAAAAATAACATACGCACATCATTGGCAAGTTCGCTGACATTTTGCAACTTAAAATGAGCTGACACAGTAAGCGTGCAAGGTGTGGCAATTGTTTTGATGGCGTTAGACATTGCAAGGCTTTGACTTCTCAAATTTCCCCCATCGTGTTTGGTGATGACAAAATCAGAATTCAATAAATAATTTCGTCCACCCACCGCCAAGTTATCAAACCGTGCATTAAGCTGACTTTGAGCGGTTGCCAATGCTTGATTTGTATCGCTTGTGGTGCGTTCAAGATTTGCGATTTTGCCCTCACTTGTGCCAACACGACCGCTCACGCCTTGCACTGTGCTTTCTAGCGTACGCAGGGCTTGGGCGTTGGCGTTATCGCCGTTTGCTCTTGCGGTTTCTTCTCTTGCCAATCTTGAAGTTAAATTGTTGTCGGCGGACTTATAGGCAGTATCAAGGGCGGTAATGCGACTGGCTAGGCTATTATCAGCATCCGCCCTTGCTCTTTGCTCACTGGTAATAGCAGAATTGGCGGTATTGGCACGGTTTAACGCATTATTTGCGGTATTTTGTGCATTGTCTACCTTGCCTTTAGCGGCATCTGCGGTCTGCTTTGCAGTCGTAATATTGGCAGTCAGTGAGCTGATTTGGCTTGCGGTTGCCGTATCTTTGTCGCTCAATGTTTTTAATTGATTTGCTACGCTTGCCTTGTTGCCGTTGTAGTCAGCGGTTAAGGTGTCAATGCGTTGTCCCAAAGCAGTGTCAGCACTTGTACGAGCGGTGGTTTCGCTTGCCAAATTTGCCGTTAATTGACGGTCAGTCGATTTATACGCCGTGTCCATTGCGGTGATTTGCCTGCTTAGGGCAGTGTCGGCATCGGTTAGGGCTTGGCGTAAGTTTTGCAAATTTGCCGTTGTTGCCTTGCTGTCAATGTCCGCTTGCAAATCTTCTGGTGCAGGTGTCCAGTCGGTTGCGATGGTGCCAATTTCTAATTTAGGCAACTTAACTTCGCACACAAAACCTGCCTGTTCATAGGTTGCAATCTCAAAATTGACCCTATCTTGATTTGTCCATTTTTCATAATCCAAAGTTAGGCTATAACGCTTAAATTCACGACTATCAATAGTGATGTATTGGGCGATGTCGCTTAATTGATTGTTTGTATTAAAACGGCGTAGCCTAATGTGTAATCTGCCGTTTTGATTGGATTTGGCGGTAAAGCTAATGGTAACCTTACCGTTTTCTAAGGCTTGGATATTATCAGATTGTTGAGTGCTTGACAGTAGTCTGCCAGTACCCACAAAAGTTGCCACGCCATTATCAATACTGGTGGGGAGTGTCCAAAGTGGATTTAAGGCTTGGGTATTAAGTAATAAATTCCGCCCACCCACCGCCAAACTGTCAAACTTCGCCCCCAACCGCTCAATACTGGTCGCCTGTCCGTTTTGCGTTTGCTTGATGGTGGCAATCTCACTATTGGCGGTGTCGGTAGCGGTTTTTAACTGGCTATATTTTTGCGACAAATCGCCAGTCGTTACCGCCAACTCTCGTACCTGCGATGTATGCCCATTCACCGTTTGCGTTAAATTCGCCAATTCTTGCGTTTTGGCGTTGTTCGCTGATTGCAGGGCGGTAATATCACGGATTGCCGTGTTAATGCGGTTTCGCTCGGTCGTGATATTAGCAACAGCAGTATTGAGTGTGCTTTGAGCAGTTTGTAGCTCACGCTTGGCATTGGCAATCTCAGTGTTTAGCGTTGGCAGTTGCCCAGTGATGGTGCTAATGGTACTTTGCAGACTTGGGATTTGGGTTTTTACGCCATTTAAATCCGTTTCAATACCACCAATCTTAGCAATGGGCGTACGCAGGCTCTGATCAAGATGGCTTTGGTTGATTTGCCCCGACAAAATATCCAGAACCTTGTCGGCTCGTGCTTCGGTCGTGCCACGCACCCAAGCCGTCCAGTCTGACACATTGCCCAGCTTATCCACAATCCGACCACGGTAAAACTGGGTCAGATTGCCCTGCAAGCCTGTGATTTCGTGCTTGTTAGTGGGATAGGCAAAAGTGCCAAGTGCGGTGATGTTTGTGCGACCGTCAGGGCTGACTTGGATTTCGGTGTAGTTGGTATCAGCACTATTTGCGCCAAATACCCATGATAATTCCATGCCGAACAGCAAGCCTTTAACCGCTAGACTGGTAAGACGTATTGGCTTACCCTGCTTGCCTTCAATGCGTGTAATATCGCTAAATCCCATCAGGCTTTGATTGTCGAACGCATCAACCGCACGCACACGCGCTTGATAATTACCACTATACACACCGTCAATATCAATGCTTTGGCTTGCGATGGCTGGCAGTGCTTGCCAAGCGTTATCATCTTTGCGCCACTCAACGATATAGCCGACTGCGCCCACTACCTGTGCCCAGTTAATCGTTAGTGTAGTAACGTTTTGACCTTGCACAACGCGGTTGTGACCCGTGATGACGATGTTGCTTGGCGTGTCTAATACTTGTGGCTTGATGACTGACACAGGGCGAGCAATGGTGCGCGCTCCGTTATCTGATGCACTAAACTTGGACGGCTCATATTGTAAGCCCGTGATACCAAATGTGTTGTCATCGTTTTGCTTGATTGACATGACCCTAAACTGGCGTGGTGCTAAATCGCTACTTGTCATCGCCCATACCGCACCAGCCACCGCACCAATAACCTTATCAAGCGTGATGACTACACCACGAATGGCGGTAATTTTGGCGGTTTTGGCTTGTCCGTCCGTGCCGTTAATCACAAACGTATCGCCTACTTTACCGGCTGTGCGGTCAAGCGTAACGGTGCGACCACTTGCAGACACAACACGCCCACCGTTGGCACGGCCTGCGCGCGCGTTGTCTGATACATTGATAACTTCGCCCACTTTTGGAATAAAGCCGTCCAAGCCTGCGCTAAACGTGACGGTTTCGGTCTCTAGCTGTTCAGATTGCAACGCCCACGCACCTGCGCGGTATGCCTGCGCTCGTGATGTACAACCAAAGGCGTTAATATCAATGATTGAGATGCCGTATTTTGCAATCGCAAACTCATCACGCACATGCACATAATCCGTTTTAAACTCGTTATCAGGGTCATCATAGGCGACTTTAGCGATGCTGTGGCGGTCACGTTTGCGCGTGCCTGTGTAGCTAAATGCGCCATTGACCACGTTGGAGTTTGTAAAGGTATAAACAGGCTCTTTTGGCGTATCAGCATCAACAATGATTTGCATGCCATCCCAATAGCTCATCGCACGGAAAACCGATGCTAGGCTTTGTAATACTTGATACGCATCTTGGGCTTTTTGTATGTAGACATTGACCGTAAAGCGTGGCTCTTTACCGCCCATGCCATCGTCCACCATTTCATCACAGTATTGACCTAGTGCATACAATGACCACTTATCCACCTTGCCTGCTAATCTCTCGCCTAAGCCGTATCGTTTAGCCGTGCAAAGGTCGTAAAATACCCATGCAGGGTTATTGGTGTAAGCAGGTTTAAATGTGCCATCCCATACGCCTGCATAGGTGCGTGTTTGTGCATTGTAATTACTAGGCACTTGCACAATCATACCGCGCATACGCACAGCAACCTTTGCTACATTGCCAAAGGTTTCGGCATCATATTTTATGGCAAGTAAAGCTGTGCAGGGGTAGCGTAATTTAGCATCAATCACTTCTGTGATGGCTTGTACGCTCATGGTATCAGCGATAAGGTCGCTATCACGATTCGGTGTGATACGTCTTACACGCACCGTCCAGCCACGACGTGCGGTTGGTAAATCAATGCGATGGCTACGTTGATAACCTTGGCTTGCTTTGTCGTTAATGGTGGTATTAAGCACGGTCGTCCATGCGCCACCGTCAGTCTGTACGTCAATCGCATAATCAATCTTATAACCGACAATATCGCCGTTATCTTTTTGCTCTCGTAATGCTCCCCAGTTAAGACGGATTACCACCGCTGATAGCTGGGTGTTTGAGATGGCTCGGGTAAAAGGTCGGTCATGGCGCAATTCAACGCCCACACTTTGCTCATTTTCGACAGACGAAAAGCCCTTGATGTGTTCTTGGTCGATTGTGCCATTGCGAAATTCCCAAGTTACGTTTTCAAAGTTTGGCTGTCCGTTGTCGTTAATGAGTGGCGTGCCGTCTAGCTTGATAGATTTACCACCGTCCACCAAGCCAAATACTTCGCCCTCTGATAAGCCATAAAGCCCCTGAAGATAGTTTGTGCTTGCCGTGGTATCTTTGGCAATGTTGGGTTTTTGTTGCCCTTTTGAGCCTTTTTTTGCGCCATAAATCATACTCTGACCCCTGCAATCATCTTATCTTCGGCATAGATTGCCGCACTTGCAATAAATCCACCCACTTCACGCTCGCCGTATAAAATCGGCACAGGATTGCCCTGCGCCACGGTAGTAACCGCACCACCAAAGCCATTATTGGCACGGTTGCCGTCCTCGTCTTGGCTGTCCATCTGCGGTGTTGGCATCATCAGACTTGCCACGCCACCAAGCAACAGACCAGCACCAGCACCGATTAAGCCTACGTTACCCGTAAAGATACCAACACCGACCATGACCGCCCCTGCAATCACTTGTAGCCACCCCATCGCCTTACCACCCGAACCCATCACTTTAGGTGCGATGTGGATATGTTCAGCTGTTGTGATGTTGTCAATCTCATCTTCGCTGATGTTGTTTTTTTGCGTTCGTTTTTTACCTAAAAATACGGCAAATCGATACCCCAAACGCTCGCTGTCCAACATAAACGCCTTAAAAGCAGGGATTTGGCACGCTAGGGCGTGGCAGGCTTCTTTTGCTGTCTTAACGTCAAGCTTAAAATATCGCCCGAATTTTTTGGCTAGGATGCCGTGTAATTGGATTGTTTTCATGATTAACCCCAATAAAAAAACCGCTCATGATGACATCATAAGCGGTTAAAAATCTTTTATTTTGGATAACAAAAAAGTCAAATAATCACAACAATTTTATAATAAATTGCAATAATTACTTGACTTTTAATGTAGTTTAAACTATAATATAAACCATCAAGCAAGGGTGGTAGGACACCCAAGCCTGATAGGTTATCCGCCACCGACCTAGTCAAGTGGTGGCGACCTTAGGAGATAAGACAATGAAAACGCTCTTCAAAGTTATCATCATTGTTATCCTGCTAACAGTTAGCAATAACGCTTACTAAGCAGGTAGCCTGTAAAGGCTGGGGCGGTGGGCAAGCACACCGCTTCACTCCTAAAATCTAAATATATCTTACCAACAATGTAAGGATAAGTCAAATGCCTAAGATTGTCAAAACCCCAAAAAGTCGTGCCGAAACTCAGCGTGAGAGTGATGAACGCCGTGGCGTAAAACCAATTGGTTTTAAAGTGCCGATAGAATTTGCCGAATTGCTTGACAATCTTGCCAAACAAACAGGCAAAACCAAAAACGTCATCATCATGGAAGCGGTTCAGCTTTGGGCAAAACAAGCCTAGCATGACGCACAATCATCGCCGTGCGCTTTTGCCAATTTTCACCATAGATTTCACGCACCGACAATCTACCATGTGGATGATGGATAACTAAGCTATCCCCCACCACAGGCGTTGTTTTCTCGCTCTGTAACTTGCCATCGCCCAAATACACCAGCGCATGATTAACGTGGTGCGTACGTCCCACGCGGCACAAAATAACATCATGCTGTTGTAGGTTATTGACCTTTGCAAAGCCTGCTTTTTCAAAATTCTGCTCGTATAGTGGCTCGTGGTTTTCATCTTCCCACCAGTCATCAATGCGTGCAAAATCGGGCAGTTTGATATCAAGCTCACGGTCATAATAATCACACACTAAGCTGTAGCAGTCTTGCAAGCCATGCACATAATCACGCCCAAGTAGCGGCGTTATCTCTTTGGTAGGCTTATGGCGTTTGATTTCGCTGTACCATTCGCCCGTTACCAAATCAAACCCGCAGCCACAAATCACCCAATCTTTGCCGTGCATGGTCATCTGTATGCGGTCAATCTCAGATGGTTCTGCTGTGCCGTTTGGGTGGCTATGTACGATTGCTTTAATGGTAAATGACTGCTCAAGTTCGATGTATGCAATCGGGTCAATTTCAAAATGGCTTTTTTTGTCGTGGGCAACGTTATTAAGTCTGATATAAGATATTGCACCGTCTACGATGTTCTGCGCGATCACACCGCAACACTCTTCAGGATAACAAGCCCTTGCGTGTTGCTCGATGTCTGCTTTTAGTGATTTTGTCAATCTCATGTCAACCCCGCCGCAGGAAAGCCACCAAAGCTGTCTTCATTATCTCTTAGCTTACAATCTGGCATCGTGCCACCGCACGCATCAAGGCTTGGGTCATCGGTTATCTTGCCGTCCATCGTAAAGCGTTTGGTGCCTGTATAACCACACTCTTCGCCACGATAACGACCACACATCGCCCAATGGCAATAGGTGGTAATGTTGCGCACAGGGATTTTTTGCCCTGCAAAATCAACAGGATTGGATAATTCAAACTCAACCACGCCAGCCATCGGGTTTTCGGTGGTTTTCTGCTCGATATACCATTCCTGTTGTCGGTAGTTTGCATCGTCTGCACTGGTCAGATATTCGGCTAATGTCTGCGTGATGGTAAGCTTAGCCCCTGCAAGGTCATCATATAGCCTACATAGCGCGCTAATCGCTCCCTGTACGCCGTTAAGATTGTCAGCGACTGATAGGCTAGGCGTTGATGCCTTGCCGTCAGAACGCATCTCAAGCCCATCTGCGGTGATAGCAATCGGCGTATAATCTTGCCCACGAAAACGGATAACACCATCGTTATGCCCGTGGAAACGGTAAATATCTGCGCCCAATCTGCGTGCGTCTAACTCATATAGGGTAATAAGCCCTTGCACGGTGGGCTGTTGTACATCGCCATTAAAACTCATTATCCACCCCTAAAAAAGGGCGTATTGCTACGCCCTTTATTGTTTATACTTCTTCTGTTACTTCTTCAGCGTTGGCATCTGCAATCTTACATTCAACGCCAAAGGTGTCGTCTTTATAAGAAACAGAAAAAGCTGTTACTGTGTTCGATTTATCCCAGCCTTGCAAATCACGCAACTGGTTAGCCGCCCAAGACAATAACTCAGTGCGGAACACGCTGGCACGGTTGCGTTTTGAAATGCCGTTGTTGGCTTCGTTGCTCGCCACTTCAAAGCCTTCATCTTCAGGGTAATAAACAATCTCTACAATATCGGCTTTATCGCCGTGTTGGGCCCTCCAAAAATCAATTTGGCTGATAAATGATTGCAATGTACGCGCTTCAATGCGAGTTAGGGTGGTTAGGTTTTGTTCGCTCATGGCGTTTCTCCATTAAAAAAGCCCTTGATTATCAGGGGCTTGGTTGATGTGAACGACATAGATGTCGTCCGGTTAAACTAAAAGACTTGTTTTAACGCAAAACTAATCGTCCAAACATTGCCGCCCACACGGTTACGGCTAACTTCGCCATCTAGTCGGACTTTAATGCTTGGCTCATCGGCTAAGGGTTTAAAATTAAAAGGCTCAACGCCCTTAGTGGCAATCAAAAAGCGGTAGATTTCATCAATCACCGCTTTTTTATCCACCTTATTGCATTGCCATGATTTACGGCTATTATTAATCCCAAAGCTAACAGATTGCTCATAGCCATCACCAAAACTTATATGTGTCGCATTGGTTGATGTGCTTTCGCTACTGTCGTTTGAGATGTCCCAAGTGAATGTTTTCAAGCTATCTCCCATAAAGTTCGCCTCCTTGACGGCGTGCTTGGATAAATCGTTGATTGACTTTGGCATCTACCGTGTCACTAATCATCTTGCCGATCGTGACCATGATATCGCCGTTGGGCATTTGCTCAGCAGTAGCAGTTTCATTTGAATAGTTATTGATGATGACTTTAACACCCCCAATACCTTCCCCGTTGCTCAATCGCTCAAGGTTATTAACACCAATGCGCTTAGTGGCTTTGGCATTCATAACGTATTCTTGCCCGTGAACCACGCCAGCAATGCTATTTACGCCAATGTTGCCTGTATAACCGCCTGATCTAAAGCCTTTGGGGTTTATGGCGTTGATCAAGGGGATAAATTTACTACTTTTTGCCGTGGCAGTCGCAGCGGCAGCCAATTTCTGCCATACCGTGCCTCGCTCTTTGGCAAAAGCATCTGATGCTGCAAGCCAAACATTTTTACCAGCTTCGGCGATGGCAAAGGCTTTTGACACCGCAAACATCGCACGATAAGCACGAGATTGCTCACCGCTCATGTCTTTAAACAGACCAGCCAAAGCCCCTGCTGCACTACCGTACGCACTCAGTTTGGCAGAGAGTAGCTCATCTTCTAAGACTTTGGATTTTTCGCCATATTCAGCATCAATATTGGCTATCGTCTCTTTATGCAGTCGGTACGCTTCTTCCCACAGTCTCAAACGCTCATCAAGGCTTTCAATCTCATATTGACCGTTGTCATTTTGACGGAAAATGTCACGAAATTGGCTAACATAAGCATCATCAGCCGTCCGCCTTACACCTGCCATCTCTTGTGATAACTCCCAACGACGGTAGTCATCAGGTCGCATGGTTTTTTGGTTCATGCGTGCGATAGCAATGCGTTCTTGCTCATCCAACGCTGCTTTGATGGGTTTTTCAAGCTCTTGGATTTTTTGTTGCTGTAATCGTTTAAACATCGCCAAATCATGCTGATATTTTTCATTCGCAGCATCTCTATACGCCGTACGTTCGGCTTCGGTGTATTCGCCATTGAGCAAAATTTTATGCTGGTGAATTTCATGCTCAAGCGCCATTCTTTCGGTGGTCGTCATCTTATGGCTGTACATCTCAAGCTGTTGCTCTTTTTGGCGCAACTTGTCAGAAATGGCGTAACGTTCATTGGCTATAGCAGTTAGTTTTTTAGCTGTTTCGCTGCTTTCACCAAAAGCGTTATTGATCGCTTTTATCTCTTCTTTGAGTTGCTCCGCTTGTCGATACGACCATGTGCCATATTGTTTTAATAGGCTTTCTCGTGCTTCTTCTTGCTTTTTAGCAAGATCGGCTTGTTGTTTGGCATAGTTTGCCGCTTGCTCCGCTACTTCATTCGCTGTATATGCCTGATCCTTGCCGCCATTGTATGCCTGCATATAACGGCTTACACCTTTAACGTAATGAAATGTTTGTCCTTTACCGTTCTTCATGCGCGCATATCGGTCAGACATGATTGTTGACCATGCGTGCTTTTTAACGTTGCCAGGTCCAGTATTGTAGGCAGCAATTGCTTTTTCTACATCACCAAATTCATCAATCAAATGGCGCAAATACTTGGCAGCGGCTGGCGCAGCGTTGGCTAGGTCGTAAACACTGCCTTTGCCATACTGCTGCCATGTACCATCAAGGAATTGAAAACCGCCTTTTGCTCTGCCGTACTTGGTTTCTGAGCCTACTGCATTTGCATTACCCTTACTTTCCTGCATATGCACTGAAGCCAAAATACCAGAAGGTAGATTGTATTGCTTTTCAATGCTTGCAAAATCATACTTGATAGCGTTCTGTTTGACTTTGTCCCATGCGGCACGCTCTTGAGCTGTAATTAAAATTGCTTCGGTTTTAGCTTTGCTTGAGTTATTAGATTTAGGCTTTGTAGATTTTATATACTTTTCCAAATCCTCCTGCGCTTGTGCTCCATCTAATATAGCTTGTTCTATATCAGGGGTAATTTTTTTCTTGCCATTGGCAACGTAAAATCTCGCAAGATCCCTAGATACCTTTTCTGAATAACCTCTTTTCATCATCTCAAGGGTCATTCTGTCTACAAATGCATTTTGCGAGATAGTATCTAGGTATTTCTTCGCTTCTTGTGTCAATCCTTCCATTTTGTCAGTAGCATTAGATGCAGCACCTGCCACATTATCCATTTGATCAGCTAAACCACTAGAAGCGTTAGAAGCATTATAAGCTGTGTTCTCGTAGGCTCTGCCAATGCTTTCAGCATGGTCTAGTTCATCTTTGGCTTTCTGCGTTTCAGATGCTTGTTTGGTCAGCTTTATAGCAAAATCTTCACTTGCCACGCCCATGCCGCGAACTTTAACCGCTAACTCTTCTGCTGATATTGTCTTACCTCTAAGGGCTTGCATAGCTGCAAAGATTTCAGCTTTTTGTTCCGCTGTTGCTTCTGAATTGTTTGCAATTCTAGCGGTAAGAATAGTTAGTTCATTAATTTGGTCTTTATAAGCTTGTGTTCTTTCCTTGATATCCTTGGTTATTTGGTCTCGCGCTAGTTGTTTTTGGTTCTCGTTAAGCTTTTGGTATTCCTCCAATAACTCCGCAACCGTCTTTTTATTGGTTTCTAAAGCCGCATCAGCTTTCTGTGTGTTGTCTTTTAGCAACATGTAAGACGCTGCAACGCCACCAACCATCAAGGCAAGCCCCATAGGTCCACCCATAACGCCAGCCAATCCCGCCATGACACCACGCATTCCACCTGCTGTTGCTGCGACTGCCTTTTTAGCTTTACCAAGATTGATTTGTGCTTTAGTTGCTGCGTTAGTAGCAGCGGTTAATTGAGCCTGCGCCATCGCTTCACCGCGCAATGCGGCTACCGACTTATAACTTGCTTGTACCTTTGCAAGCTTAGCTTGCGTAGTCGCCACCTCACTTTGCGCTGCTACCAATTCAGATTGCGCCTTTTGTGCGTTTGCTGCACGCTCAGCAAGCAAAGCTGTGATAGAAGCATAAACCGATTGGGTTTTTTGTGTAACGGCATAGGTTGCGTATGTTATCCCTGCTACCATTGTTGTATCAGCTACGGCATTGAAGTTATTGGCTAGAATTTGGATGGCGCCAGATAACGCACTAGCCGCGCCGCTCGCCTTACCTGTTTCACCAACAAACTGTGTCATTGAGTTTGAAAGCATTTGCATTGATTGGCCGATAGTGAAATCAGTCTTAGAAAACATTTCATCAATATAAGGCTTAGCTTTGTCTAGGGCTTCGGCTAATACTTCGCCTGTTAGCTTGCCCTCATTCGCCATGGTGCGCAATTCGCCAGATGTTACACCAAGACCATACGCCAAGGCTTTGATGATGCCGTTTGCGTTCTCGTTTACCGAGTTAAATTCATCACCACGCAATACACCAGAACCCAAGCCTTGACCGAATTGTGTTAGGGCGGCGGCTGCACCCTCTGCGCTACTACCACTAATAGCAACAGCTTTTGATACCGTGTCTGTTAGTTTTGCAGTTTTTGCAAGGTCTAGGTTTAATCGCTCTGCGTTCTCCGAAAACTTTTGGAATACTAAAACCGCACTATCCCAGTCAGAGCCTGTGTTTTGTGCAATCTTAAAGGTAGCTTGCATGGCTTGGTTAAGCTCATCGGTGCTTTTGGTGACCAGTTTTAGGCGGTTTTGCAAACCTGTAAATGCATCCATTTTTGAAATGGCTGTGCTAACGGTAAAGATACCCGCCATTTGCGCTGCAACGCCGCCTAGTGTTGGCGATAAGCCTTTAAGCGAGTTGTCAAGTCGCTTGCTTGCGCTTGTAGTCTCATCTATGTTGTTTTTGAGTTTGGCTAGATTTTGTTGTACTGGCTTTGAGCCAGATACAAATTTGTCAAGCGATCTAGCGGCATCATTAACATTGTCGTTAAAGCGAGTGATGCCCTGCCCTGCATCACCGGTCGCCTGCTCGATAATATCCATTCTTTTTTTAACAGCTAAAAGCGCATCTTGGGCTTTTTGCGCATCAACCTGAATATCTAACCTATATGTCTGTGTTGGCATAATCTTCCCCATAAAAAAACCGCCCAAAAGGACGGTTGATTTTTTAATATAAATTACACTTTTTTATATTTTTGGCATATTTTTTCCAAGCTCTCAATGAAAGATTGGGTGTCTAAAAAGTAGTTTGGATAGGCTTTTTTTACCTCTTTAAAACTTTTAGCCGACATCAATACCAACTCAATATGCGGATTGTCAACGTTCTGAACCTCCAAAAGCTGATACATGTTTTCCGCCTGGTGTAATTGTTTCTTTTCAAAAGGCGTTAGACTAACAGTTTTTTCCTGTGTGTTTAGCTCCATCAAGTAATAAAACTCGCCCTTTGTCTTGACATTAGAGATATGCCTGCCAGTAACAAGCAGTCCGTTTAACTTATTAAAGGCTTGCAACTTATTCTCCAAGCTCTCAAACTCGTCAATCACCTCTTTAATGGGCGTGTTTTGAAATTCAGGCAAAATTCTAGCCTTTTCGTAATGACAAAACAGAACGCTGGCAAGTTTAAAAAACCGTTTATACTCTTCTGAGCCTTCGCCCGTTTTAAACGATGATTTTTCTATAAGCCCCAACGTTTCTACCGCTGTCGCCCAATAATGCTGAATGCGGGTGCGAATTTGAAGCTCTATTTGCAGCCCCTTTAGTTCATCCTTATGGCTATTGTATTTAAATACCTGATGCAAACTTCGGTAGCCATCATCTTTAGGGGAGCTTATATAGTCTTTTGGTGGAAGCAGTGGTTCATGTTGATTCCTTCCATTGATTAGCGATTCATGAAGCTTATAAACATCCTTGATATTTGGCAGAATAACACGAATACCACCTATATCCTGCATTCTAGCTAGGTTCATGCCTTTAAAGCGTTGTATCTTTCGGATAATTGAGGGCGTGCGTTTTAGACGCTGTGCGATTGTGGCATTTTTTAACTCTTTTCTTCTTCGCAACATTGCCTGAAACGTGTTAATAGGGTGAGCATGCAAAGACCGCCATTGCGACAAGATTGCCATGGCTTCTACATCTTTTGGGTTGTTGGCAAGAGCTTCGCCTGCTCTTTTGACCTGCTTTTTGCTTAACATAACATCCACCCCAATATAACTCCCTTCTATCTTATCAGTTTTGTAAATATTGTCAATTTAAAAAAATTAGTGTTAAAACCCCACAAGCTCAAACCTGTGGGGTTTTTTGTTTAATATTAATTACTTGATTTTACTCATCCAAGCACTAATTGCGTTTGACGCAAAGACTGCTAAGACGATATTTTTAAGATTGCCTAGTTGATTATCGTCTAGCCAATGACATTTTTCTGGTAATATCCAGTGTAATATCAAAACACCAACAATAATAATAAAAACAACGCTCATGGCAGAAAAAACCTTTTTAAACCACCAGTGAAAATGGTCTCTTAGGTCCTCGTCTCGCTCCCTTGCCTTTTCTTCAAGCTCATCGCTTTCTGTTAACCTGTTTTCAGTTTTTGCTTTCTTGCGTACTTCTGGCGCATCTGCCAGTTCTACTTCTTTGAATACTCTATTAAGAAATTCATTATTCCCAGCCATGCTTTTTCTTTAACTCTTCAAGTTTTTCTTTGTAGTGCTTGGCAATAATTGCATCTGGGATTTTGCGCCCCCAAGTGATTTCATTAAAAAATTCATACCAAGGGGTGTTAGCCTGATGTGTTAAAGCTGATAAAGAAATACCATCAAGATGACCATATCGTCTATAGACGAACTCAATCACCTTGCTTTGGTCTTCTGTGGCGTTGTCTTTTTCCCCATTAAGCAACATAATGGGCGTGGTTACTGGGTTGCCACGGTAATGACGAATAGCTTTGTACAGATTGGGGATAACAGGTCCATACTTCCAAGCTTCAATATCATCATCCATTAATGGCTCGTCCAAAAAAGCCAACGACCAGCCATGTGCAATATAGGTTAGCTTAAGTAACTGCATGGGGGTAAATTGCTTTCCATCTTTTGCCCCATGAGAAATAAAGGTATTTGCAACAGCAGTCGCACTAAGCATGTTATTACTCATAATGACACCTTTGTTATAGAGACACAAAGAGAGTCAAGCTATAATCAACCCAACTCTCTTAATAACGGAAAAATAGTAATTTTGATAACTATATAATAGCACCAATGGTTCAAATATCAACTATTGTTACAAAAAACACCCCACTAAAAAGCAGGGTGTTTTGAATTAATTATTCTGTCTAAATTCTAGCTCCATCTCGTCAAATTCGCAATACTGATAATCAGCCAAGTATTCAGCAATGCGTAACAGCGTGTCAGCGTGGGCGTTATCTTGTCTTGCCACCGTGATTAATGTACTTAACCAATGCATGTGTCGCGCGCTAAGGCGGTTACATCGTGGCGTGTCATGTGTGCATATCTCATTTTACACCCCCGTCAAATTCAGGTAGTAGGGGTTGCACTCGCTCAGCAAGTTCTAGCACCTTTTGCTTTGCCTTGGGCTTAAATTGCTTGCCTGCTAGGTTTAACATGCGCCCTGCTTGGCTTGCCAAATCAGATATTTTGTCAAACTCCAAGATAGCATTATTGTATTGAGCCAACAACGAATAATTATGATACATGCCTGTTTGACGAATCTGTGGCAAAACTTCATCAAATACCCAATTTTGGAATTTGATTGCTTCTTTTTTATTTGAGCGGAAAATCAGGCGATATAAATTAGGTTCGCTGATGAATGTAACTTGTTTTGAGCCACTTGGATAGCTGATATACATTTTATGTACCCCAGCTTCATCAAGATTGAATCGGCTTTGTTGTGCATTGCTGATATTAAGTATGTTTGCGACATCACGCAAGCAAAACAGCGGTTCGCCCTGCTCATTTGATGCAGTGCGTACGGTTTGTTTTTCAAAGTTGAAAATTGAGATATGATTTTGCATAGTATTGACCTTTTTGATAGGTTAAGTTTAAGCCCATAGAGGCGACCAACGGCTCAAAACCTGCAATACATTCAGGCGGACTTATTTCCCTTGCGGGTATTGTATTCGTCGCACCGTCGGTCATAACTTTTCTAAAAAGGTATGCAAATCTATGCCAAAGTGTTTCGGATTAACTTTAGGGCATAAAAATATCACGCTGACGGGGTGATTACCGTGTATTGTTAGGCTTTTGAGACCGTAAGCACATCATATAACAAAAAACCCACCTTGTAAAGTGGGTTTTTTATTAAACTTATTTATTGTCAGGTATTGCAGAAAGCCCCATTTCAGCCAGCGCTTTTTGTGCTGCTTCTTCTGCATGTTTTGCAGCCTCAACAGCTTCTATATCATCTACAACCTCTTGCGCTACTTCCTCTGCTGTTTTTTGCATTGACTGCTTTGTTGGTTGTTTTTCTCGGATGCTTTTCGATAACTCAAAAACTTCTTGAAGCATTTTTTGATCTTTGTCATTTGGCACTACAGTAACTTCAGCAGAAATATTGCGAATATCGCCATGCAATTTCCAATTTGAGTATTTATTTATCAGAATCGATGGTTCTGCAAATAAGCCAGTTGCAAAGTCTGCCACTTCGTTATCTTGAATGATTTTTGACCATTCAAGATAATCAGAGCCGTTGCCAGTGTTGTTAATTTCATACGCAAATTCGCAAAAGAATTGACCGCGCAACATTGTTCCAAAGCTATTTTGAGCATCATACTCAATATGAGTTCCTAATGTTCTATAATGCGGCTTTAAAACCTGCTCATAACTTTCTTTTATGCGCCCTTTTTCTTTATCAATAATATTATCATGATACAAACCAAATACTAAATCTGCATTTGGCTGCGCTAAAAAAATATCCACCTTACTAACTTTTAAACTTGATGGGGATTTTAGCAGACCTGTCAGCTTATCTAGGCAAGCCCCATGAGCTGCATTAATAACCTGCTTTTCAAGACCTGTGTCTTTTTCTTTGCAACCTGTTAGTGATAAAGCGACAAGAACAGCCAAAGTTAAGCATTTTACATCAATATTCATCACTTACAGACCTTTTTAGACTTGCTAATAGTCCCGTCTTTACACAAAAATTTACCATCACTAGTACAGGCTTTGATACCGCCCTTTTTGCCGCTACATGGTTTATTACCCTTTGCCATAGCAGGGCTAGAAATGAGTAAAATAGCCGTGCAGATTGCCAAAAACTTATTCATTATGTTACACTCCAATTTAAACCGAGCTTATATCATACACAAACCGTTACATTAACGCAATGGGTTGTTACAATTTACCATATTCATCATTTTTGAACTTTCACACTTCACTTAAAATATCGGGCAATCGCCATTATTAATAATACACCGCTATAATAATAGCAACACCCAACAATGTTGCAAAAATAAGCCCTGCTATTGCCAGCAAAATACCTACCATATCCGCCCCCTTGGGTGTCATTCTACCCGTTACGATTAATTTACTTGATTTGTGATTACGAAACATTTATAATAACTCTACCATCTGTTGTTTGATACAACCAAAACCCAAGTGCGCTAACACTTGGGTTTTTGCTTATTTAGATTTCTTGTTAAAGCCATCCAGCCAAATATCATCAAGGGCGAACACCGCGGCATCAAGCAACCATCTAGGCGCATAGTGATGATAATGTTCGCATACATCGCTAATATCCCGTACACTCAAGGGTAATGCTATGCCGTCAATATAGCGCCTTTGCCTGTTAGCTAACACAAATATCTGTATGCAGTTATCGCTGACTAAGTCGCCAGCCACTTCATTTGGCAATGCTATGCCAAGTCGCTTGTAAATCTCTTTTCGCTTGGCGTTTAGCTTTACTTCTTGGGTTTGCCACTTGTAGCGGTCGATGGCTTTTTTACGACTTCAGCCGTCATCTTTTTGTATTCAAGGCGACCCACGAAGAAAGCACCTAGAACAGCATCAACTAATTCGCCACGTTCTTTAGGTGGCAGGCTATTGATTAGCAAGATGAAGTTATCACCATTAATGGCTAGTGGCATATCATCAGCATCTACCACATTCCATTTATCGATAGCGTATTCGCCAACAATGAATAGCCATGTTGTGTCTTTTGACAACCCTTGATTTTTTCGTCTTAAATCATCTAGTGCGATGCGCTCAATGTTCGGAGTTTGCATCTTATCGATGGCGCTTTCTAACGCCTCATCCCTTTCAAGTTTGATTGTTAATTCAATGCCGCCAATGCTTACCTCTTTTGTAATCTTTTCAAGGTTGGGTTTTTTTAAAATATCTAGTTTAAACATATTCATATTATTGTCCTTATTTAAAAAGTGATAGCCCAAAACAAATCATTAGCACCGCCGTACCCAACGCAAACACAAGTAAAGCGACTGCTTGGATTAAGCCTACTTTGTCAGCACCATTATTTGTCATCTTACCATCTACCTTTAATTGTGAATTTGACTTATGACTTCTAAACATATATAATGATCCGTGATTTCTAAACAAAACCGCCAATTATTTGCAGTAATTGGCGGTTTTTTATTTTATGCTGTATGTTTTTCCAAAATTGGGCTTTCATCAACTACCGTAAAACTAACATCAACGGTAGCTAGGTCTGTACCTGACGGGCTAGGAATTTCGCCAGATACCTGCATTTTGGGGATTTTTAGTACATATTTTTGATTGCCGAATTTGATGGCGAATTCTAGGGCAAAAGTACGCCCTGATAGTTGTTCTTTGACGATATTGTGTGATTCTTGACCATACGCCAAAGTCATTGACCCTGAGATACTAGCAAGCATGGCCAGAACATTACCGCCATACATATTATCGCCCAAGCATTTTTGTATTTCGGTTTGATTGTCAAGTTCAAATGAAATGCTTTCAACACAGATGGTAACAGGGCTGTTATTTAGCTTAATTTCGCCAATAGATAATCCGCTTGCCTTTTGGGTGTCGGCGGTTACGGTTGGGCTTGTAGCAAAAGATTGTGCGGTACTTTCTTCATAGCCTAAGCCTGTAAATCCAAAAGTCGTTTTTACCAAGCCATCTTTATCAATATTTAGGCTAAATTTAGACACCACACAGCCTTTAAAGATGTGATTGACATTCACATCGGTAAAATCTTTGGTAATGGCAAATTGGGTCTTAGTACTGCCTACGCTTAGCTTGTGCAGTTTGGCGTTGGTAGTGTTCCATTCACTCCAAAAAGCAGCGGCAATCAACTCATCAAACGCCCCAAACATCAGTTCAGTTTCAATATCGCCTGATACTTGGGCAGAAGTTGGTAAGCCCTGCTTTTCAATGCGTCCACCGCTCACAAGCTCACTTTTGGTCAGCTCGGCTGATACGGTTAAGCCGTTGGTAATGTTTGGTAAGGTTTTAAAGCCAGTTCTAGGTACGGTTTTATGGTCGGTCTGCTTGGCATAAGCCGTAACAACTTTTGCACCACTTGACATAGTTTTTACTCCAATAAAAAAAGCCCCTTAAGGGCGGTTAAATGGTAGTTGGGGTTGCATTTGCTGTTGTACCGACAAAATAGCGCCGTCTAGGTCGTCTCGTCTCTTTTTCCAGTCCGATAGACCTTTACCGCACAAACTGGCAAATGCCTGTTCTCGCTCTTTTAAGTCGCTAAGCAAGGCGTGTTGTTGCATTAGCTCCATGGTCTCACTTTGTAGCAATGAGCGAGCGTAGAAAAATGCTTGAACCAATGCTTTTTTAAAGGCAATCACTTTGGGGCTGTTTCGCATAAGGGTCATCAAAAACGTGGCTTGCTGTTCGTTAAGTTCAGCATACCTTGTCCAACGACCCTGTGTGGAATTTCGCATTTCAAATGCCGAATTCGTCTTTTTAAATACAACATCGCCTAATTCCATAAAATCAGGCAAATAGCTATTTACCAATTGGAAAACGGTTTTGTGCTTTAATTCCAAGCCCTGTGCGATTTGCAGGGTTGTTGTTTTTGGCTGACCATCATCAACCATGACTAATTCACTCATATTCACTCCGAATAACTTTTCCTTGCCACATAAAAAATCCCCACAGATTGGCAAAATGATCTGTAGGGAATGCCTTTAAAAAATTTAGTAGTACCGATACGGCACGCTAACATTGACCTGATAAAAGCCATCGCTATTGCCCACATTGATAATGCTAGGGGCTAGCAATTCCAACCGCTCTAGCTGTTTGGCTTTTAGGTGCTTAGCAAGGCTGTCGGCTTGTGTTTTGATTTCAACTGTACCGCTATTCTCGGCTGTGAATAACTGCACAATCAGCGTACCAACTTCAAGCACACACGGTTCATCGCTCACACTGTTGATGTGATTGATACCGCCAAGCACCGTTACACGCCCCCAAACGCCCTTCTTAGGCGGTTTGAAGTTTACATTGTCCTTACCCATTAGGGCAGGGTCAAAATGCTCCCACCGTGCAATGTGGCTCAATATAAGCCGTTCGATTGTTGTACTGTTCATGCTTACCCCATTCTTGCCATTGCGCTGTTAAAGGCGTTTTGGTAAACACCGCTAGGCGCTTGAATACTAAATCCACCCATTGAGCGGACTTCGTAATAACCCTTGTCTTTGCGCCATGTACCACGCTTAACAGGATTAGGATAACCACCAAATTCAAGGACACCTGCATAAGGCGAATTGGTTTGAATAAAGATTGTTGGATAGTTACCTTTTGCAATCCCCATGATAGCCCCAATGCCTGCACCCGTTTGCGCCATGCTTGGTGCGCCAATGCTAACGTGATGTGACCGCCTGTATGCGCCTGTATCGACAGGAGAAAGCGCAACCACATTGTTATAGCAATCGATGGCAAAGGTGCGATACTGCTTGTCTAGCTGGTCTGTGATTTGCTTGATAAAATCGCCAGGCGGTTTATCCCACTTCATGCCCATAGTTAAGTCCCCTTAGTTGCATTACCCACGTCACATTAGCAGGGTCTTTACCGACATTTAACACACGCATGTCATTAATCACGTCATCAATCAATGGCACTTCGTCCACTTCAGATTGTAAGCATGTTAATTTCACGTCATGCACGGCGACCGTCTGCCCGTCAATCTCATAAGCGTTATATGAGCCAAATACCCCACGCCCTTGATACTCTTCGTCTTTGCCTGTGTTATCGTTAATCGCCCAATCATTCGCGCCATGAACACGTCTAATCGCGGTAAACTCTGTCACAGCATCAGATAGATCTGCATCAAATGCATTGGCGATGTCGGCGGTAATCTCACTGTTTAGCCCCATATTATCCCCTTATCACAGGCAGGCTTGCCATACCGCCAAACGTGATGATGAACGGCTTAATTAAATCCAAAGCCATCATCTCATATTGCCCCATGGCTTGCCCATCTTGACCGCTTGCGTATGTCTTAGACACCGATACATCGCCCGCTTTTGATGATTTAGATACCACCACACCTTCGGTGCGTGCTTGGTATAGTTCGCCTGCCAGATATGCTTTGGCTATTAATCGCCCTGCCTGTTTGACGTTGTCATGGTAGGGCTTTTTGATGTTATGGCGTGATAGCCATGCATTAACAGCCAGTAGCGTGTCATCATTGGCATCAGGCAGGTTTAGTTCGTCTTGCGTCATAAATGCCCCATTATAAAACCCCCATAAGGTAAAGTTCTTATAGGGGTTTTTCGATCATTCCACTTTGCCAGTCTCAGATTTCGTGCCATTCAAAGCTTCTGTTTTTTCTGGATTTTTAATGCCGTAATCTTCACCTGATTTGGCAGTGTCGGCAACCTTCATTGCTCCTACCGCACTTTTTGAGTCGTCAAAGTAGTCTCTTTCTGATGGGTAAGTGTAGTTATAAGCAGGTTTTACTTTGTCTTTTGGCAATCCCATGGGTTACTCCTTATAGGTTGGTAATTAGAAAGCGGACTGGGGTAGCATCGGCTTCAGCATCCAAACGCCAGTTACCAGCGGTTGTTAGGTCTGTCCAGCTAGCAGATAGTGCTTCGTTTTTCGTACCGCCTGTTAGCGTGCTGTCTTCGGCAATAAAGCTAAATCCTTGTGGGTGGATTAGCACGTTACGACGTGTCCAAAGCGTGGTATGACCTGCACCATTGCCTGTATTTGCCGTACGTTCAAGCTCCAAATCATCCTGACCTGCCACCATGTCAGCGGCGAACGCACCACGACCCAACAGGTAAGACACATATTTGGCGTTTTTTCCTGTGCCAATCATCGTGCCGACCTTAGATTGAATAACGGTGCGTCCATTATAAGTCTCAACAGGCTTTAAATCGTCAGCAGTCGTTACACGCTCCACAAGGCGTTGCTTACGCATTTTGGTTGCGATAAGTGGGTGTACAATCATCAGCCCCTTGCCCTGATACGCCTCATCCAGCGAACCTTCGGCATCAATAAAGGCATTCACATCAAAGCCTGATGTATCATCAGCGGTAGTCTTTGAAATGTCGTGGCTTAGCTTTTTGCCATTGGCTTGGTCGTAGTTAAGCAAGCCAAACACGGTCGCAATGGCACGGTTTTCCGCTTGTTGTAGCCAGTAGTTATCAATCATCTGCGCCATGTGTTGTAATGGCGATTGCCCCATTAGGTAGCTTTCAAGACGGCTTTCAATAAAGCCTTCATTCAAAAACGCCAAACGCCCTTTTGATTTGCTACCTTCAATGGTGCGTGGCATAGCAATATCAGTCAAGATAGTGTTGCCATAGTTCGCTTCAAGGTTGCCATCGATTGGGTGAATGAACGGCACTTCAAAGGTCTTTGAGCCACTTGTAAGCAGTGGGCGTAAACGTGGATCAGACACAAACGCGCCTGACTGCCAGAATTTTGAACGCTTTAGGTTGTCTTTGACTTGATAAGACAGGGTTACGCTCTTATTGAAAATCTCTCGTAATTTAGCCATAGATTACTCCATAAATAGCTGATTGAATAAAGTTGGGTTGGTGGTAGCTAGATCAATGCGCTCTTGTTCGCTGTATTCGCTTGCTTGCTTAATAGCAGGCTTACCGTTTGACCCTGCGCCACTAGCACGAGTACCAACGACCAAGCTGTCATATTTGCCACACGTTTCAATTTCGCGCTTAAGGTCGTCAATGCTTGCAATAGACACGGCACCGCCATCATCTAGCACACTGATTTGACCGTTTTTAGCGGATAAACGCTTTTCAAGAATCATCTGTAAGATTTCTTGATTGGCGGGGTTATCGCTAAGGCTACTAGCCAATTTCTGCGCCTGCGACTTTACTAAGTCTGTATCGCGCTGTACATCACGTTCTAAAATCTGATTTTCAAGGTCTTGGATTTTGGCTTGATACTGCTTTTCCAAGGTCTCAAAATCACCTTTCTTTCGGGCAATCTCGATTTCCGCTTCTTTAGCAACTCGGTCTTTTTCAGCCTGCTCTGCCTCACGCTTTTCACTTTCTGCTCTCTTTTCAGCCAATAGTGTTTCAACGTGTTTTCTTAGTCGCTCGACTTCATCATCTTGCGGCTCTTTAGGTTTAGCAGCTTCCAAAATCTTTTTGGTTGCCTGTTCATCAAGGTTTAATGATTTTAAAAGTTCTTCTAGGTTCATCGGTTACTACCTTTGATTGTGCCACACGGTGGCGTTAAAAAAAGCACCCTACTGGGTGCGCTTAAATGCTTTGGGTTCAAGCTGTTTCATCTCATCTAGGGTTAGCGGTGTAAAGTTCTTATCGAGCTGTAACGCCCTAAATCGTTCCACCGTCAAACCACCATCTCGGAACAGTTTGCCCCGTGTCTTGCCCAACACTTCATCTTGATATTGGGCAGGTTGGTTTTTTAGCCATTCATAATAGGTCTGATTTTCTACCACGCCAAATTCAGAAGCTCGGCTTTTTGGAGCGATATAGCCATCATAGATGATTTCAAAGCTACTTCTACAATTAAAATGATAAGGCGGATAAACCGCCTGGTCTATTGGCATAAACATACCGTCTCGCCCCCGACAGATTGGCGATGTTCGGCGGTCTAATGTTGCAACCACCTTAATGCCTTTGATGATGTCGGCATTATCACGGATAACGGCTTGTTTGGCTTCTGACGCCATAATTGCCGTGCCTGTGCGTGCAATCGTTTGGGCGTTTCGGGTAGTTACGCCCTTCAATATACCGTCTTGATAATTCCTAGCCCTTGACCCCCTTATCATTTGGATAAGTTTGGCATTAGGCAAGCCTTCATGGTGGGCTAGGCGTATGGCGTTAATGATTTTTTTGCGTTCTTCATCGTTAAATACATCAAGCAGTTCATCAAGTGTTACGCCCATTTTGCCGTCTAGTCGCAACGGCTTAGCAAACACTTCATCGGCATACTTTTGTAATGCCTTGATGTTTTTTGGGCTGTCCACTTCATAGCGATGCACAAAAAGCCCACGCCAATCACTCTTAAGATTAGTAACAAACACCCCAAAAATACCTTTTAACCCCAAGTCGGTTTCTCCAACGACTTGGTTAATCTCTTTTTGGGATAATTCGCTAATCTCATGGTTAAAAACGTGGGTTTGCAGATATTTATCAATCGCCTTTACCGTTGTCTTGAAGTCATTCACCAGCTTCGTTTTCAGGCGTTCTAGGTTTACTAATTTCTTCATAGCCTAAGTCGCTCTCAATCTGTGCTTTGGCAAGCTCATCATCTTCAATAAAGGCAATCTCATCATCCACCATTCTTGCCCGCATTTCGCCCCATGTAATCGCTCCTGCCTGCCATTCGCTGATAAGCTGTTGGCGTTCTTGTGGGGTCATCTTGGCGCTGTCAAACTTGGTATTAAGTGTCATGGTACATTCATGACTAACACCCAAAAAGTCGGCACAATAATTAAGCACACGACTATAAGCGTCCGATAGATTATTGGCAAGCATGGCAAGTACCGATGTCTCGTCTGCTTTCTCACTTTTGGCTTCGGTGGCGGTCTTGGTGCTACCGTTCGGCTCAATCAATCTTGCCCCTAATGCCACCATTTGGTCTTTCTTATCTTGCAGGGCTTGATATAATCCACTGTTAGCGGTTGCTTGCAATAGAAACGCATTTGAGCCACTGCCTAAGATGTTAGCCGTTCTAGCCCCTAAGCGGATTGGGTGTCCTTGATTGACAATATCAGTTACCCATTCCTTGGTAAGCCCTGTGATAAATAGGCTTGGCTGTCCTGCAATAAAGTTACCTTCTTCATAGTCTGCCGTATTGCGATAATGGGCAAGGTTTAACACCGCCAAATCATAAAGCGGTGCATCATCTATGGTTTCGTCATTATCATTTGACCCAAAAAAGGTAAATGGAATATCGGCAACGCTTAACACGCCTGTCTGCACTTCACGCCATACACCGTCTTTTTGGTATAGGCTATGATGTACCACACCGTCAATCCAGCGATACACGATTAACTGCTCGCCATACTCTGCTTTAAAGCCGTCATCGGATTTGATGTAGCTTTCTTTTAGGACAAGCAGAGTCAGTTTGTTAGCGTTATTGATAGGCTCAACACGCCAGTTGATGATATGCTCTGGTTCAAAAAGCCTAATTTTTGGCACATAATTATATTTTTTAACCTGTGCTTTGGTTGGCTTATATTTATCACTAGGCACAAAAGGGTAATCGGCAAGCAATCCGCCACGACCTTTTAAAAGCAACATCAAAAAGGCTTGGCGTGCTTGACCGACTAGCGATAGACTGCCACCGTCCACATTGGTTTTAATGCGTTCTAGTTCTGGCGGTATGTCAAGCGTGGGGTATTTAGCGAACACCATACCTGCCATGGCGTTAGCCGTTCGCCTTGTGGCATTGTAATATACTGCCCGCTTTTGGTAGTCTTGATAGCGTTGGTATTTGACTATTTCGTCTTCATCAATCGGGCTAGGGTCGGGCAAATATAGCTTGCCTTTTGCCATGATTGTCTGTTGCCCTAGGTAGCAATCTTCTACCAGTTGCCACGTTGGCAGTTGTGCTACCACTTCGGGCAGGATATAATCAGGGTTCATTAGTACATACTCACTTTTAGGCTTGTGGCGTATTGCTCTTTAGTCTGGTACGTTGCAAAATACCTAAACGCATCCGCCCCGTGGCTTGACCAATCGTGTAGCGGTCTATCACGCCATACGCCTAATTTATCGTTCCATTCTTTGCGGTAGCTTTCTAACGCCTTGATGCCCTGCTCGCACTTGAGACCGTCAAAGGCACATTTAGGCAGGATTTGACGAACTTTTTCAATGTCTTCATTGACGTTTGTCGTTCTAGGCACAACATCAAAGCTGACCGAATAACGCTCACCATCAATCTCATAACCATCTCGGGCAAGTTCACGCAAGGTTTTGGCACGATTTGCCCCCAATTGGCGGTTATCAATATCATGCGGTGCAACGTGCCTACCGTATTTGTAGCCCTTATCTTTTAAGACTTTCAAATAATGATTGAGACCTTCGCCTGAGTTCTCATAATAATCCACCACATGATATTCATCGCCTACTTGACGGACAAACCAAATGGTTGTGCTATCCGATACCCCCAAATCCCAATAAGTAGATACTGGCAAATGGCTGTTATCAGGCAAATTGTCAATAATGCGACCGTTGGCGTATAGCCATGTAAATTGTTTGGCATAATACGCCCCTTCAATGGATTGGGCGAACGCCTCGCTTGGGATTGACGGGTATTCCCGTTTCATGTCATCGCCAAGCGTTTTTTCTTTGGCGTAATACCACGCCTGCTGTTCGGGTGTGGTGCTAATGCCATGCTTAGCTTTAAGCTCGCTAAAATAGCTGACAAGGCGTTCTGGCAAGTCCGTAGCAGGCATCTGATATTCAGGATTTTGCCACCATGAAAAAAAGAAAAACCGCCAATCTTGGGCGGTCAATGCTTTGTTTGATAAATGGTCTTTTTCGGCTTGCTGGCAATACTCAAAAAAATAACCCTGCCTACCTTCTGCTGTGGACTCAAGCGTAGCAATACCATCAATCGGCACAGCCTCAAAAGCCCCCGTGACAATCTCACGAGCCTTGTCAGGATATTTGGCACAAATTTTACCAAATTCTGATACATGCAATCGCTGTAATGTACCTCCACGAAAGGATGTACTGACCGTAACACTGCCACCATTTTCAAAGACCAATTCCTCTTTGGTTTCAATCTTGACAGGGTTGGCAAGTCTGACAAGTTCGGGCAGGTTGTCATAAGCATATTTGACCTTTTCCCGAAAAAGCCGTTTGGCATCGTGCAGGGTATGAGCAATCAAGGCGCATTTCTTTGACTCAAACAACGCACAATCCAACTGCATGATACACACTTGCGTGGTAAAACCTAATTGCCGGGCTTTCAAGATAATGTTTTTGTAGTGCTCGCCTTGAAAGTATTCCAACTGCTCGGCTGTCATCTTGAATTTAACTTTTTTGCCTGTCTTATCTGTGATGTAGTACAGGTTATTCAAGCGATACAAGGGGTCTGCTAATTTGTCAAACATTATCCCCCCTTATCTTCCCCCAGCTCTTTCATGAATTTTGCCATGAGTGAAATGGCGTTGTCGGTGTTGTCGTCTTGCCCTTTGTCGCTGTATTTTTTTGGGTTCATGCGTGCCAATACCCATTTTCGGGTATCAATGCGTAATTTCGCCCGTGCCACTTCTGCTGTCTCTGGCAATACTTCATCAGCAATGGTCAGCATCTCTTCGAAGTGCGTGGTCTCTCTGTCTTCGCACGCTCTACGATACTGCTCCGAAAAGTCATCATTATTATTCAGCCAATCCATGACGGTGGACATGGCTGGCATGTCTTTATCAAGGCATACACTTCTAAGACTGCGACCGTTTGCGATACGCTCACAAATCTCTAACGCCAATTCATCGGTGAATAATGTTGGTCTGCCCATTTTGGGCTTTTTAGCTGTCATAAGCCCTCCTGTGGGCAAAAAGCGTTGGGCGTAACGGCTTGCTGATATTGCAATACTAGTCATAAGGACTTACCGCCTTGCCCAACAAAAAAGCCCCACCAAAGGCAGGGCTAAAAACAAAAAACGGCTAAGTTTTCACACTTAGCCACATTTTGCCAAATTATAGGGTTTTTTATTAACTTTGTCAAGCCCTATTTTCTCTAAATGTTTTTCGCCAATATTCGCCCGCCACATCGTCCGCTATGCTAAGCTGTGTTGCCACCGCCCCCATTACATCTCCATAAATATGCGAATGGTAGTTACAAAATGCCACCGCAGAAATACCCATTATCTCGGCTTTTTTCTTATCAGTCAAAGCACATTGCACTGTATCAATCACAACCGCACAGGCAAGGTTTTTGGCGTGCTTGCGTCTTTGGCTTTTAGACTGATAGCCCTGCTCGGCAAGTTTGACAACTTCATGATAAAATTCATCACGCTTGCTGTCATCAACATAGCACGCCACCGCCGACCGCATAAGCTCGGGGTTGTCTGTTGGGGCGTGCTTACTGACATAAACAAGGCAACCCGCACCGTCCGCCATATCAATCGCACTTGGCGACTTACCAAAGTTATTGCTAAACTCGCTTGGGCTTTTTGGGCTCATCACCGCACGAGCAAGGTCAAGGTTTGGGTAGTCGTTCATCACAAGTCTCTCCATCTCTTTTTTGCCTGCTCAAATTCTTTTTTAAATTTGCGACGTTCTTTTATCATGTCAAAAAGCAACACCGAACAAATGCAAAAGCTCAAAAACAACGACAATAACACAAACACCAACACCACAAAAATCCCCAAACCGTATTGTTCAATCATTGTTTACCCCCAAACTCTCCAAAATCGCCCATTCTCTATCGGACAATTCCCAATTTATTAAATTGTTTTTGATTTTCATTTCTTTTGCTTGCAGTTCTTTGGCTTGCAACTCTTTGGCTTTGTTGTCGCTAATCAGCAATCCGCCACCAAATAAACTTTTTTTGTGGGGTTTTTGGCAATCAAGCTGACGAATAAAAACACTTTCATTAGCCGACACGCTAAATTCAACCCCTGCCTTACATAATTTAAATAAATTATTTACCATCAGCACATTGGGCGAATATTGGTATTTTGGCAATGTTGGCTTTTCTTTCTCCAATGAACTTAGGGCATTGTATAGTGTTGGGGCGGTCATCGCTCGCACATCGCCACACAGATTAGTCACGAAACAAGTAGCTACCACCGCCCCATTATCATAAGTAATGATAGCAGGGGCAATAATAGCGGTACAATCACGGTTTCGCATTGGGTTAAACACCGTCAAAGAAGGGGCGAACAAAAAGAATTTGATATTATTTGCCAAATAAAAATCAATGATTTTTGACAAAATAGAAAAAGGCGGATTGTCAATCACCACCGTGTTTTCATCATAATTTTGGGCGTGTGCTTGATAATCGCCATCAGGATAAAAAGGGCGTTCTATCGTCAAATCGTCCAAATTTAAAATATGTTGGTTTACATAATCTAAAACAATGTCATACACCGCAGGTGGTGTGAATGTGTCATCGCTCGTATTTCTTTTTTCAAATTTTTGTAGCCAGTCGTAGTATTCATTGCTATTCATTTGCCATCCCCATCAAACCACATCAAAAACATCAAACAACACACTGCATGGGCAAGGTGTGGTAATCCACTCTCACTATCCACTTTCTCGCCTGCCCACCACGCATTTAGATGGCGGTGGGCGGCGTTAAAATACCGCTCACGGGCATTTGGTACATGACGCCAGTTATCAGCTCCGTATTTATTTGCACCGAACTCCAACACTTCTACCACCTGCCACAATGCCTTGTGTGGAATTAGGCTAAATCTGGGCTTGTTTTGGTCGTGTTTTTGTCCATCTCTCATAAAAGAATCAATGGTCACACCGCCGATGGTAATTGGCTTGGTTCTTACTACAACAGCCCTGTGACTTTCTTCAGACTTTTGAATTTCTGCTACATTATCAGTCATGAAAACCACTCCATCGCTTTCACAAAAGTCTGCAAAAGCCCAATCAATGTCAGCACCCCCAAAGTAAAGCCGACACCACACACAAAACTCAACGCCAACGCTTCAATCACTTCACGAGAATTTTTCATTTCTCAATCTCCACTAGTTTGTTATCTTTTAAAATGTATGCTTTGCCATCAATGATGAGATAAGTCTTATGTCTTCTCACTATTGACGACAATTCAACGAACGCATTAAAAACATAAATACAAAAACCAATGAGCAATACAATGAGCGCCCATTGCAGCCAAATAATAATCTCTAAATCACTCATCTCACCCACCTTAAATCATCTGGTACTGGCAATGATACGCCTTGTAAGTACGCCCATTGCTCAATGTTGTTTAGATATTCACTAAATTGTTTGGTATTTATCATGCTACTTCTGATACCGTTCGCCACACTTCGGGCAATGCGTTCATATTGTGCTGTTGACAGCTGATTTTTAGCGACTTTTAAGCTCTCTATCGTTTCCAACATCTCGCCATCATCTTTGGCTAAAATCAACGCTAAAAATTTGCGTTTTAGATACAAGTGCATCTCATCATCCGCCCAGCCTTTGTTGCTTGCCAAGATATGCACCCATTGCCAATATAAGCGGTTTTGTGCCTGTGAGCGCGTCTCGTCCTTATCGGTAATGATGACATTGACAATCTCGCCTGCCTGTTTTCTTGTTAGAATGCTTGCCACGCAGTTTGACAAGATGCCATCATCAATAATTCTAAACCTAAGTTTCATTGGCAAATGGCAACTGTGGCTGTAATTGGCTTTCCAACGCTTTTAGCTGCTTTACCAGCCTAGGCTTAATCACTTTACCGCCTTGACATAGCACACGACCTGCCACCGATAAATCATCGGTCAATCTCGCCACCTGTGCCGACACATCAGCAATCTGCATCATCAATGACAAATCCGTCAAATAAGCACGCTTTTCACAATCAATAAAATAACGGCGTGCCTGCCTGCCTTTTTCGGTCTTTTCCACCATGGATAGCTCTTTTGCCATATCAAGAGTAATGTGGTAGTCAATACTTCGTCTATCGCCACCACGCCCTTTGGTTTCACAATTTTGTGAAATCAAAACATAATCCACATTTTGCACAAAACCATAATCATTGATACGGTCTTTAATCCAGTCGGCAAATCGGCGTTTATTATTCAATGCCTTGTGTAGCTCTCTTGCGTTCACTGTCTGTACAGTTTCATTGCCAATATTGCTTTGTAATACTTTGATTTGATGAATTAACATAACACCTCCTTAAAATACTGTTTCATCATTTTGCCCTAACGCCCCATTCACAAACGCCCATTTCTCCAAAAACCATTCTTTCGCCTCGCCCCTTGCCATCTCATGATACTGGTCTAGCCACACATGGCACGCATGACATAGTGGTATGGTGTAGCTATCATCTGCCTTAATGCCCATACCCTTGCCAAACTCGCCCCAATTGGCATGACAAGCTTGGGACGGTGCTGGGGCAAGGCATCGCACACAGGGCAAGGCTCGGATTTGTTTTAGTCGGTTCACAAAAACCACTCTTTAAGCTTGGCTGGTACATGCACTTCATGCACCCATGCCGATGTAATTTTTAATCGCTTGTATGGCATCATCCGCACCGAAACACACAACCGCCATGTAACCTTGTTTTATCAGTCTTTCAATCATGGTTTTTTGGTTGTCGTTGGTGCGGCCGCCTTTGACTTTTAGCTCAACAAATAATCCGTGATAACCGCCCTTTGGGATGAATAAGAACAGGTCGGGAAATCCTGCCAGCGTTCCCATCGCCTTAAATCGCTTGGCGGTGGCAATGTGGCGTTTGCCACCGTTGGGGCTGTGGTGCAGATAGTCTGATAATTTGCCATCGCCATGTTTTTGCCACTTCGCCCACTTGATGATTGCCATCTGCTCGCTGTCTTCCTGGTGTTTCATGCCGCCACCTTTTTACCAATCTTTTCCATCAATCCTGCCAGGTGTTCTTGCGCTCGCTCATTGCTGACTGGTGTGTGTTGCTGTTCAATTAGTGGTACGCTTGGGATTGTAAATGTTGCACCGCTATCAAGTTCATCACATACCGCTTTGTAAGTCTTCCCCCAACGCTCGTTAAGGATGTAATCAGCTTCGTGGGTTAGGGTGTAAAATCCAATTCTCATCGCTGATTCATAGATTGCCACGTTATCCCATTCGGCTTGATTGCCTGCTTGGATTTTGCTGGCTGTATCAATCGCAATTCTCAACGCTTGATGGCTGTCGGTGTGTCTGTTCTGCAATACCAAATCTAAAAACTGCACTTCGTTTGGCGGGAATTTCTTAAAAACATCTTTGCTAAGTCGATAGGCTTGTCTTAGTTCATCAATCGTGGCGTTTTTCGATGTGAAGTAATCTGCCCATTCCAAGATTTTGTTGCGCCCCCAATCGTATTCACCGCCTGTTACCATGAGAAAACTGTAATTTTCTTTGAATTTCATGAATAGCTTGCCAACGATATCAACCATAAATTCAGGCGGTGGCTGTACTGGCTCGAACATTGTCGCTAAGATGATTTGGCGTTGCTGTTCGGTCAAATTATCTATAGCGTTCGGGGTATAACTCTCGCTTGAGCTCAAGGGTCTCTTGCTGTAATCGATTGACGTACGCTGTGGTGCTGTTTGGATGTGGTTGATGATTTGGCTGATGTGCATTGCTTGCTCCTACTAAATTTCCGTACTGGTCGTAAGTTTGTGGTGTTTGTGGCTGTGGATTTCGTGCCTTGAACTCTATTGATCTATTGATCCAGTTGCTAAACGCCATAGACCAATTCGCATACCCTTGACCTTTGGATAATGCCCAAATTTTGAATCTCTCAAGCTGATCATTAACATCCAATCCGTTTTCCAAGCATTTTCTAAATTGGTTATCTGTGATTCTCAAATCGCTTGGCGGTTCAAAAGTAATTTTTGGTTTTGTGGTTTTTGATTTTGATTTTTCCAAAATCCCGTTATCAACCGATTGTGTTTTTCTGCTGATTGGCTCGTGCGTACTAACACTATTGTTTTTTATTCTAGTGTTTTTAATATAATGTATTTCTGTGTGTCCATTTTTTGGACTAGGTTCTTGTCCATTTTTTGGACTAGCTGGTCCATTTTTTGGACTAGTACAGTTTTTATATAGTCCATTTTTTGGACTAGGTTGTTCATCTTCCGCAGTACAAAAATCATCATTTAATTTATATTCATTTGATGATTTTTGGCTGCCTTGTTCTTTGATGATTAATCCTAAATCAATTAATTCATCCAATGCTTTGCTGATTGTCGTACGGCTGTTTAAGCCTGTACTTTTTTGGATTTGCGAATAACTGATGCGGTCAGCTTCTTTGTGCCAACCACGAGTTTTGCGGACGATAAGCAAGTAAATTTTGCAGGCATTGCCGCTAAGCTTGCAAAGCATCTCATCAACGAATGCGTTTGGCAGCTGAAAGCTGTTTGCGATGAATTTACTCATTTGCTATCCCCGTTGTATTTAAAAAGCGTTGTTATTCTGCCCATGTGAACAGCGTTTACTTGCTTGATGACTGTTCGCCCTGCTCGTTTGTTAATGACTTTAGCTGTTCTGATTGGCTGTGTGAAATCAAACCTTTCTCGAACATCGCCAATGCTCATCAGATGACCCCTCTTAAGGCAATCAATCCACTGCTTATGACGCATGAACTGCTTACTAGATAGTCCGTATTTTTGAACCGATGGCTTTGCCTTGGGCTTTGGCAATCCCATTGTTTTATGATCTTTCACGCCATGCGGTGGGCGTGGCTTTGGTTCTGAGCTATCAAGTACGGTAATCTTGCCACCACTCGCTATATACGCTTCAATCTCTGCGTTTAGCTCTTGATTGCGCTTGGCTTTCTCGTGTTTGCAGGGTAAATCAACACGATGTGTCGGCTTGATATTGCCGTGATTTTGCTGTATAATGGATTCGTTCATTTAGCTTGTTCCTTATAAGTTAATCCGAAAATGGACACACGCCCCCTAGTTAGAGCTAGGGGGTTTTTGTTGGTCTTTTTTCAGTTGATTTAGTAGACTTGCTCCATTATTAAAAGACAGTCTCTCTTTAGGTTTTCCTCTTAACAACTCGCTAATTGTGCTTTGCGGAACACCCGTCAGCCCACTCAGCTCGGCTTGAGTGCGATTTTTCAAAAGTGCATTGATGACACTTTTCCAGTCTGGATTTGCAATCATAAATTATTCTTAAAACTTTAAATTGGGTGTTAATTATATTATTAAAACGATAATTTGTAAACATAAAAACGATATTTTGTTTTTATTAATTTTTGGTGTAAAATATTGTTTAAGCGATAATATCCGCAATATAGGATGGGAGAGGTGTACTATGACCGAATTTAAAGACCGCTTAAAAATTGCTCGTAAAAATGCAAAGATGACACAAGCTCAGCTTGCGAAAGCAATTAAAGTGACACAAGGCAGTATCTCTGATTTGGAAAGTGGCAGGAATAAATCAAGCACTAATACCGCCCAAATTGCCACCGTCTTAAAGGTCAATCCCACATGGCTCGCCACAGGTCAAGGTGAGATGTCCATCAAGCCAAGCATTGATGATTTGCATCAAAAGATTAAAGCGATTGAGAGCCGTCAAAGTGAAGTAGAGCCAAGTGATTTTCTGTCTGCCAATGACCCCACTCCCATCATCAGCTGGGTGGCGGCAGGCTCGTGGAGTACGTCCGATGTGGTGGAATGGCTAGATGAAAATACCGAGTATTTGCCACGCCCTGCCAACTTGTCAGCAGATGGGTTTTGTCTGCGTGTGCGTGGCGTGTCGATGATGCCAGAATTTAAGCCTGATGAGATTATTTTTGTGGAGCCAAATTTTGGCGTATGGGACTTGAAAAATGGTGACTTGGTGGTGGTGCGTGAGAACGACAACCACGAAGCGACATTCAAACAGCTCATCATGGGCGAAACATCGGAAGATATGTATCTAAAACCCTTAAATCCTGACTGGCACGAACAACGCATGACGCCAAAAAGTGAATGGGAGCTGGTGGGCAAGGTCGTGGGAAAATGGGTGAGGTATTGATATGCTAAAAACACGAATAGAAAAAACTTATCAAAAATTCCCTTACCGTGCTGAATTTGATAATGAGCGAACCAATATTGGCGGCATTGATCTAACACGCGAGCCTTACCGCATTGACGAGATAAGGGAGCTTGACGGCCTACCAAAGACTAGGCAGGCCATCTATGAGTTAAACAAACAAAACACTGCGTTTATGACTCTAGGTTGTGCTTTTGGCGATCTTGAGCGGTTTTGGGGTGGCTATCTTGAGATTTGTTTTCGCCCCCACATTGACACACAATGGCTAGACATCATGCGTCTTGATGAGTTGTTTTTTGAAAATCTCGCAAATCATTGTTCTCAGGAGCTTTGTCAGTACATGGAAAAGGCGTTATTATCTTGGGAGTTCCATTACGCCAAAGTTCATGAAAGTGATTTATTACCCATTGTGGCAATCTTTTTTGGGGCACGCTCTGAGCATGACCTTGATTTGACCGTTGAGTTGCTGGTTCAGCGACTACATCAAGATTTTTTGTATTTGGTTTCATTGTGAACAGCCATCATAGAAATTGTATTTATAAAAACAAACGCCCCTTTCGGAGCGTTCAAGATTTGGAGTTGCTAGCTCCAAAGGGGCGGTCTAGCAAACCGCTTAAGGTGCGACTTGTATAGCATGGAAATGCTAAGGGCTGTGCCCGCCTGTCAAGCCGAACCGTGTTGGCTAGGTGTACAACTAGCCGATGCAAGCGGTAGGCGTACCGCTATACAAATGCCAAACTTTAACATTTGGCGAACGTTCGTCAAGAAAACAAGGCATAACGCTATGTTTACTTTGACAATTCAAAAAAACAAAGATGGCTTTAGTGTGCATTGCACGATTGACTTCCATCAATTAGCCCTTGCCGCCATTGCTTTATTTGGATTTTTTGGCTAAGCAAAAAAAAATCATTTTTTCACCTGCTACCCTTTTGGTTGGCAGGTTTTTTTTGCTTTGTGGGGGATATTATATCAGAGATTTGGAAAAACCAATAAATTAAATTTACTTAAGTTTCAATAAGTTAGCAAAAATATTAACTTTCCCCCTAACTTTTGCTTGCATTATGTGCTAACTTAAGTTAATATACACACATCAACGCAGACGATGCATTGAATAATTATTTAAAAGCCATGACGCCCTACTACAAGGGAACAATGTAGAGTTTAGACTGGATTAGATTATCAAAATCTAAAATCGGCTAAACAAAGCCCACACCACCGTGGCAGATAACGGAGTGAAAGCTAATCAGCTATTGCCCATTCATTAAGTGGGCAATCACGGATTAACTTTAGGAGCGAGCCGATGAGCATAATTATTGAAGACCTGCTTATTGATATGAGCAACAAGCAAGGCTGGGCGGTCATCTACCCAGACCAAAACGATGACGAGAAATACGCTGAAATCATCATCAAATTCGATTATGGCCTTGAATACATCCCCGAAGATGTCGAATGGCTAGACGGGTGGAAAAGGGTAGAGCCTGCTGAAGTCAATATCGTTAATATTGAGTTTGGCGAATATAGCGTGATTGATGGCGATCACAAGCCAACAGCAGCAGAGATTGAAGCGGTGCACGCTGAAATGTGGTTGAAGATTGAAAGAACTGAACGGGAGGAATTATGGAAACTGTTCGAACTATCCTGTTAGACGGCTTGGTGCTTGAGGCATCAATCACGGAATATGATGATTTTACAGTCATCAACAAGGCAACACTACTCATGAATCTTAGCGATGAAGTGGTGTTTGATTTATCCATATTTGACAATCAAGAGACGGTTCGCAAGGCATTGGCTAAGAAGTGCTACCTACCTATCTATGAATGGGAAATGCAAGATTATTTGTCGGGTGAAGAAGCATGAACGCATTAAAAAACCTTTTGGGCATGACTGCCCTAACAATGATGATGATTGTTTTCTCAAGCCTATTTTTAAAGGCTTGTGATAGAGAGTACGAAAATCAGCGTGAGTTCATCCAAGAATATAAATCGGAGCTTAAAAATGAACGAAAGTGATTACATGGATTTTATTGATAGCCAATTCAGCGAGCAAGAACAAGCGCAGATTGAATATGATGACGCTTGGGCTTTGCGAGATTATTTGGCTGGTTTTGATCAAGATGAGCTACCCTTTGGAGTCTTGGCATGAATTTGTATCAGATTAACAGCGCATTAAACGAGAAAATGAACAAGCTTGGCGAATTGCTAAATAATGGCGAAACGCCAAGCCAAGAACAACTTGATGAATTGGTTGATTTGCAAGGCGAATTATCCGAAAAATTAACCGCTTACGGCTATGTTGTCAAGAACCCAACAGGCGAATTAGACATGGTTGATACCGAGATTAAGCGATTAACAGCGGTTAAGAAAGCGAGACAAAATCACATCGCCATCCTTAAAGATAGAATGTTATCAGCCATGATTGATAACGGAGTAAAGAAGATTGATTTTGACCCTGTGATGCCCTTGAGAGTGCGTAACAATGCGCCTAGTGTGGCCATCAAGTGCGACATTGACGACTTGCCAGAAGAGTTTGTGCGCATCAAGAAAGAAGCGGATAAGACGGCATTAAGCAAGGCATTAAAAGCAAATACTGTTATTGATGGCGTTGAGCTTGAGCACAGCAGTAGCATTTTAATTGGATAGCGAGACTGGTGATGAGCAACATTGAAACTTGGCAAAAAGCATAAACCCTTTTGCAGGGCTAGGAAGTCATGAGCCGAACGGCGGTTATTTTTCATACCTTAGACCGCCACGCCTTGCACTCTATCAATAAGGAGTAAAAATGGCTATCGGAGCCTTTATTTTGGGTCATAGTGGAAGCGGCAAATCATTTTCGCTAAGAAACCTGCCACCCGAGCAGGTCGGATTTATCAATGTAGTCGGCAAATACCTGCCCTTTCGTGGGGCAAGTTTTAAACAGGTGGTAACAGATGATACACGCCACATTCAAGAGCTGCTCGCTAAATCCACCAAGCCCATCATTGTTATTGATGACTTTCAATATCTGATGAGCAATCAGTTTATGAGAGACAGCGACATCAAAGGCTTTGACAAATACACCCAAAACGGCAAAAACATTTGGGAGATACTCAATGTCATCAACTATCACATGAAGCCGTATCAGCGTGTATATATCCTATCGCACACCGATGAAGTGGATGGCAAAACCAAGCTAAAAACCATCGGCAAAATGCTGGATGAGAAAATCACACCTGAGGGCATGGTGGGCATTGTGCTACAAACACACATTGAAAACGGACAGCACTACTTCATCACACAAAATAACGGTACAACAACTGTTAAAGCCCCCTTTGAGATGTTTGCCGACCGTCTTATCCCGAACGACTTAAACGCTGTAGATGATGCCATCTGCGATTATTACAACCTACCCAAAACAGGAGAAAGCCAATGAGCTACTTTTTTACCCGAAACGACCAATCTGCCAAAAAAGCAGGTGGTTCAAGCCGACTATCCGCCCATGAATTTCATGCCGCTAAAATTACACAAGCATACTGGGGTGTGTCTCAAGGCGGTGCAAAATTTTTAAGCGTGAATTTTATCAACGCCAACAACGAGACCGCCGACGACATCAAAATCTATTTTGAAAATTCAAACGGCGAGCAGTTGTCAGGCTATCATCAGATTAACGCCATACTTGCTTTTAACAATATTTCAGGACTAAACCAAACACAAGGCACCTACAAAGCCTATGACTTTGAGGCTGGGGGTGTGGTGGACAAGCAAGGCTTAATCGCCCCTGAGATTGTGGGGGCGTATGTGGGCATTATCCTGTCAGAAAATCACTACAATGGACAAAATGGCATTAAGCACAATCTAAATCTATCAGCCGTGTATCACCACCAATCCACCCAAAACGCCAAGCAATTTTTGGAAAACTTACCACCAGTACAAGGGCAAATTGAAAGCTCTATTGCCTATGCCAAAAAGTCATCCGAGAACAGTCGCACCTCAGCTGAGCGTGAAGCAGGCAGACAAAACAATGCCCCACGCCAATACCCACAAGGCATGATGGCAAGCCCATTAACGGCAATGCAAAAACCACCCCAAAACACGGTGTATCAGACGCCCAATGATGACACGCCCTTTTAATAAAAATCCTTAATCCGTGTTTTTCTATCTGAGATTAGGGCGTAAGCGGTGGGTGCGTAAACTACCGCTGTGCTTGATTGTTTTTCGTATACTCGCAAGGCAAGCACCGTGTGGCTCACGAGACGAGCTTTTTTATTAGATAACCAAGGATAAAACCATGACCGATAAATTACAAACCGTCATTAATCAGATTACAGAGTGCCTAGATAGTGCTGATTTGGGCTTGACCATCGGACAAATCCAGACGATGACACGACTATCCAATAAGACCGTAAAAACCGCCTTAAAGCATATGGATGTAGAGTTTGACGGTGCTGGATACTTATTGAAAAAGACCGCAGAAGTGGACATCATCACATCATCACAATCCCAACTCATACAAGCCAAAAAACGCAACAAGCCATTTACACCCAATCCACTCATGGGTTACCAAGTAGAAAAAGGCAAAATTAAAATCTTTTTAGACCGCCGTGCCAGTTCAAAGACGCTGACGCTCACCACTGAACATCTATCAGAGCTGGTCAATGCGGTAAATAAAGCGAGAGTAACGCAATGACCGACCAAACCCTACAATCCATTATTGACTGGTTTAAGATTGCCAAACCTAATCCAACCAATCAAAACATCGTGCAGCAGATGGCTTATCACTTTGAAGAAGTTGCTGAGATGTGCGATGCAATCGGTGCCTATGATATGGAAAGCGAATTGATTACGCTAAAGAATGACCTACTTAGCGTATCTCGTGCAGATGAGGATTATGCAGACGCTGATTTTTTATCCAACATATGGATAAAAAAGCTCTACTAGACGCACTCTGCGACCAAATCGTAACTGCACTTGGCGTAGGATATATGATGGGCTTTGATATGGAAGGTGCATTAGCAGAAGTAAATCGCTCTAACTATACAAAGTTCACTACTGATGAGCAGGGGAATCCAATACCGTTTATCGATGCGAACGGTAAGATTGGAAAGAACCCAGATACTTATCGCAAACCTAACTTAGAACCGTTTATTGTATCTGACTCTGATAAGTAATGATGACACCTTAAACATAACAACCCTGTCATCTTTATAAAACTAAAAAATTTAAAGATGACAATCGTCCAACAAAGGAGAAACTTTATGAACATTGACAACCTAACCCTAGGTCAAATCAAACAAATCCAAGCCCTGCTTGGCAACACAAGCATGCCAGACACTCAATCGCAAGACGGACTAAACGCCATGATTGGCAAAAAAGTCATCATCCGCACCTACTCAGCAGGGGTTTGGTTTGGTGAATTAGAGCAAAAATCAGGCAATGAAGTCATCCTAAAAGACGCTCGCAGAATGTGGAAATGGTGGGCAAAAGAGGGTATTAGTCTGTCTGCTTGTGCTTTGTATGGCGTTAAGCACGATGGTTCAAAAATCATAGAAGCAGTGGATTCTGTATGGCTTGAAGCCATCGAGATTATCCCATGCACCGACACTGCCATTCAATCATTGGAGGACGCCCCAAATGTCAAAGCTGAATAAAGTAATCACAAATGGCTATACCTATAACAGTAGCGGTGGTTATAACTATAACTATGGCAGTGGCAGTGGTAATGGCAGTGGCAGTGGCAGTGGTAATGGCAGTGGCAGTGGCAGTGGCAGTGGCTATGGCTATGGCAGTGGCATGGGCAGTGGCTATGGCAATAGCGATGGCAGTGGCGGTGCTTAAAGCGATGTCATTGATGATAGCTATCGTGCAATCAACATATTTTAATCTATTTAAGGAGTATTTTTATGAATGAATTAACACCACAAGAAGCATTACAAGCCATCGCTGATGGCAAGAAGTTAGAGTACAAATTCAATAAGGAGAAAGATTGGCGTATTTTCAGACCACTAGATAACGGAGTAACTATTGGAGATGTACTTGTGAGGCGCTTTATTTTTCGCCTAGCTCAAGAAATGATTACCGTTGGTGATGTGAGCTTTCCTAAGCCAGAGAGTGAACCGCTAGAAGTAGGTACCGTATACTGGGTAGCTGCACCAACTCACCAATATTATTCATCAATAACCACATTCATCTGGGGAAATGGCAGAGATGATAAACGGTACCTGCAAAGAGGGTTTGTGCATTTGACGCGAGATGCTGCGATTCAGCATGCCAAGGCACTAGTTAAGTTAAGCGGAGGAAGTATTGATGCAGAATGATGCTTTGGGTCGTCCAGCTCGTGGCAATGCAAGGCTGATCAACACCCCTGTTTTTATGGACGCAAAGAACCTACAACCCTTTATAAATCAAGAACTTATCCAGATGATCAATAAAATGGTTGAAGTGGGCAACCAAGCAATGCGTATTCTACAAGCCAAGTTAGACGAATACGAGAAAGAATTAACAGAGGAAAATACAGATGACACAGACAATCAAACCAAATGATTTAGTATATATCCCATCAATATCATTTAGATTGCATGAGGTAGTTATAGGCGGTGGTGATTTACTTATTTTACATGCTTGGAGCAGAAATATATACCACATCAATCGTGAAGGTTGCTTATATAATCCACACACAAACAAATGGCACACACAACAATTTGCTTTTCTAGCTACACCTGAGAACAAAGAAAAACTTGAACGAGTTTATGGATGGTTAGAAGACATTCCAGTGGACGAATAAGTGGAAAAGTTTAGCGAAGCGTTAAATGAACTTTCAAATTTCTATAACAGACTGTATGCTTTTACATAAGGATGGCGACATTCTAGTTGGGCAATATGTTTTTGACACAAGTTCGTTTCCACCAACCACTCCATATTACCAAGGGCAGGATTATGATTGGCTTGCAGATTTGGAAGATATTGAAGAGTGGTGCAAAATTCCATAGGAGAAAACAAATGATTAAAGAAAGAGGTGTAAAATGATTAAAGCAACCATCATCGCTGACAGCGTATCAGCACATACAGGACAGCGTATTACTACTTTTGAATTAGAGTACCATCGCTTTATCCACAGTGAACTCATGACCCACCGTCAGTTCTCACGCAATGCAGCGAGTAGTAGAGCCATTCCCATTGATAAGATGATTGAGCAAGTCAATGATGACCCAGCAGTACCTTTATACTGGGGTTTAAATCAAAGCGGTATGCAAGCCAAAGATGAAGAAGCTGATGAAGCATTATCCATTGCAACTTGGCTTGATGCTAGAAATAAAGCAGTAGAGAGTGCCAGAGCATTACAGGAACTTGGTTTACATAAGCAAATTGTTAACCGTGTACTTGAACCATTTCAAATGATGAAAACATTGGTTACTGCTACAAGCTTTGATAACTTCTTTAATCTACGCTGTCATAAAGACGCACAGCCTGAGATTAAGCACTTAGCTGATTTAATGTATCAAGCAATGCAAGAGAGCACACCCGAAGTATTAAGAGCATATGAATGGCATACACCTTATATCAAACATAAAAGAACTTCTGACGGTGAGCTTCATTACATTGCTGATAATATGCTCATTCCAGTGAATGCCGCTATTCAAATCTCTTGTTCTTGTGCAGCACAAGTATCTTATCGTAAAAATGATACCAGCATTGAAAAAGCATTGGCTATCTATGACAAGCTCGTTAATAGTGAGCCAGTTCATGCCAGTTCTTTTGAGCATTGTGCTATGCCTATTGACCCATCAGGGGAGAGCGATGAACCTGAGGGAATTACTCACTGGTATAGCTATAGAAACAAATACACTTTTTATTCAGGTAACTTCAAAGACTGGGTACAGTACAGACAGCTTATCCCCAACCATGATTGTAAGAGATATGAACCTAAAAGACTTAATACAACACGCATGGCAACGATAAGTATTCCGCATGATAATTGTTAGTATAGAGAGCAAAATGAACCGATACAGCATTGAAATCTTATCTGACGCCCCACCACGCTTATTTATTGGTGATGTGGTAGCAGGTGGGCAGGTGGTGGCAATCAAGAGTGATGAACCCGACACCGTCTCGGCAAGTTGGCTAAGTGAGAAAACAGGGCTTTCAAAATCCACCATCACCGCCAAACTTGCCCCCATCGCACAAGGCACAGACGGTAAAAAGATGTATTCACGCCTTACTGCCTTGCACCTGCTAAGCGGTGATAAGATGAAAAAGGGCAGACCAAGAAAGAATTAAGGGGCTATATAGCCCCTTTTTTATTTCTGAAATAAATCCACCAATTCATCAATCGTGGGATTATAGTATGTATTGATAAGCGTCTTAATATCTTTATGCCCTGTTACTTTTGCCAAAGTTTCCACAGGCAGTTTTAAATCCTTGACAAATCGGCTGATGGCTTCGTGGCGTGTGTCGTGGAAATGCAAGTCATCAATGCCTGATTTTGCATATATCCTCTTCCAAGATTTTTCAAACGAATTTAGGGTAATTGGCAACAACCGCTCATCATCGTGCTTAATCCATGACAGCATTTCTTTGGCTGTCGGAGTTAGTGGCACATTGCGACTATCGCCATTTTTTGTTTTCGGCAGATGTATGTAACCGTCTTTGATGTCGGCTTTTTTAACGCCCAGTATCTCGCCACGTCTCATAGCCGTCTGTATTGCGAATATAAACGCCCATACAACGTATTGTTGCGTTTGGGTGGGTGTTTGTCCTAGCTGATAGTTACCAGCACTTAAAATGGCTTGTACATCGTTCTCGCTTATCCGTCTGTTTCGCGCCTTGGGAACTGCTGGCTTAGTTAGATTGGTAAACGGGTTATCGGTAATGATAAATAACTCTTTGACCGCATAACTCATGACAGACGAAAGGTATGATATTTCACGCCTTACCGTGCCAGCTGATACTTTTGTCAGCCGTGCATTGCGCCAATCCGTCAGCTCTTTGGGTGTTATCTCATTGACGGGCATACTTGCCAGCCAACTAAAATCACGCACAAAGGTGCGCTGCATGACAACCTCAGTATCTTTCGCGCCTTTGTCTTTGCCTGCCTTATCATGATACAATCTGATTAATTCGGCAAAAGACATCACACGGCTTTTGTCGTTCTGAATTAGCCCTGCTTTGTGTTCAAGTATTTTTTGGCTGGCCCAAATTGTGCATTCTTTGGCGGTGTCTCGGGTGGCTGATAATCGCTTACCATCCAGCATGATCTCAATGCGATAGCTATCACCCCGTTTTCTTGGTTTTGGCAGTCTCAT